GAATCAGCAGAAGCGAGAGTCGATAAGATGATGGAAGGTAAACCACCTCAACTATTTGATACCAGTGGAGTTTTAACTGATTATGCAACCCAAAATATCGCAGACAGGGCACTTCAGTCTGCCGATCAATCCGAAGGTGGATCCAGAATTTCTGGACGAATTACTGATTCCGTTTCTAAAGAAACATCAACACTTAGTAACTGATTTATATTTTACCTGTCGGATGCCACCCTTTATGCAGGATGCAATGGGTGACACATTTCGTACTGAAGGTGATGCTAAGAAGGTTGCAGGTAACGCATTTTATGTAAGAGAGAAGACAGGCATACCATTGTCTGCTACGTTTAATAATATATGGGTAAGACCTGATGAAAAGAATTTAGATATATGGATTGAAAATTTTAAACCATTGTATGATATTGGTATCAATATAGTTACCTTACCTCATACATCATGGGTTGCTACAGGTAGAATCCAGAGAGCATTTCCAGACATTTATATAAAGAATACGATTCTCAGGGAGGTAACTAAACCCAATGAGATTGTATCTCTAGCATCAATGGGTTTCAATTATATCAATCTTGATAGAGATATAATGAGAGACCAAGAAGCATTGGTTCGTATTAAGCAAGCAAAAGAATATTGTGCAGAGAAAGGTAATCCTATCAGGTTATCATTGCTAGTCAATGAACACTGTTGGGGTGGTTGTCCTATCATGCCAGAGCATTATCAATATAATAGTACAAGAGAAGGGACTCAACCTCAATATTTTAATAGTGAAATCAGTAGAATATCATGCTCACGTTGGGATGCTTATGACCCTGCATTTGAACTAAAGCAAGCAAACTTACCACCTTGGAGAGAGGACTGGGAGGAGTTGCTAGATGTTATTGATGTGTTCAAACTACATGGTAGAGAGAACTTCATGCGAATGAAGGAGTCTATGGATATAATTGAGAGGTGGGATAATAACGATAGTATATTATATCCAGAGTATGTTAAATACATGGAGGATATTGATATAAAAGATTCTCCTATTAATATATGGAGAAATAAGATAAAGACATGCAAGTTTGACTGTTGGGATTGCAACTATTGCGAGTCTGTGGTAGAATCACACTTAAGGAGGCAGAATAGAAAAATGGATCCATTTGTAGATAAGGCAATACGTGCTATTGATGCTGCTGTTGATAACAAATCTAACTTCAACCCTGAAGGTTATGATGTCATTGGGTTATCATCAACTAAGGTAAGGCATTTACTCAATAATTTGTGTGATGCTGGCACAGTATATGCTGACGTTGGTTGTTATATGGGTAGCACATTATTTGCTGCATTGATGGGTAATCAAGCAGTCAAAGCGTATGCTATTGATGATTTTGGTGAAGGTGAGATAAGACCAAGACGAGAAGATATAAGAAGTAAGTATGAAGTTGAGGATCCATTTGAGCAATTCATTGAGAATGGTAAGAAATGGTTTAATCAGTATTGTTCTATTGGTGTCAGTGATAAGAGTCTATTAGATGTAGAGTTTAACTTAGAATATAGACCATCAGTTATATTCTATGATGCAGACAATAAGAAGAAACCTATGCTTGCTAACTTAGAGCATTTACATAAGGCAGCAGAGCACACATATATTCTAGTAGTTGATGATGCTAACTTTGATGGTGTTGTTGATACAACTAAAGAGTTTTGTAAGGATAAAGAGGTACGATTTGAGAGGATTATACTCACTGAAACTATAGAAGATGAGAATGATTGGTGGAATGGTGTGTATATAGTCGTGATACACAAACCTGAGTTGTTTGTACCTAAAGGATCTAATGAAGTTACCATTAAAGATAGAAAAGGAATTTCTTCCTAGAGATGAATTTGACCTGATGGTCGCAAAAATGGTTGATACTATTCCTTGGTGGATGGGTAAGATTCATTATGATACACCAGATAATATCCACCGTAACATGCAAATGGTGCATTACTTCTACGAGCACCACACACCTAATAAACAGACGGTAGAGTTAATCTATCCAATATTGCAGAAACTACAACCTTGTGCTATAATCAAAATCAAAGCAAACCTTGTCATGGCAACAGATACTATTGTTGAGCATGGACTACATAGGGATGTAGAGGATGCAGAGCATCTATCAGACTTAAAGACTTCTATCATGTATTTGAATGACAATGATGGTTATACTAAGTTTGAAGATGGCACTAAACAACACTCAGTCTCTAATACTATGGTGACATTTCCCAATGATATTAGACACACTGGTTCTACATGTACCAACTCAAACTGCCGTCTAGTATTGAATTTTAATTATGTTTGATATATTATCAGCAATCTTACAGAAAGAATTGTACATGGGGTACATCTTTGGTATTATGATATTAGGAGGATTCATCCGAGAATATCATGTGCTGGATGATGTTTATTCATTAGCAAAACGATATGTAAAAGATAATCGAGTGATGATTATCATTACATCTATATTTGGTGGAGTCCTACCTATACCTGGTAGAGTAGCACTATCAGCACCATTATTGGATGCTATAGCACCACCTGATAAGAAGAAACGTAGTCAGTTTGGTATTATTGATTACCTATCAACACACCATTATTATTGGTGGTCACCATTAGAGAAGACAATTATATTACCTATGGCAGCATTGGGTATAACTTATGGACAAATGTTGTCATATACATTCATACCATTGTGCATCTGTTTATTATATACATGGTGGTATATATTTTCCAAGGTAGATCCTAGAAGTGTTGTACCTGATATGAGTAATATTCAAGAGTTTAATTGGCAACGAGCATTAAGAGGTTGGGCACCATTTATAGCAACACTATGGTTATTATTAACTGTTGGTAAAAGTGGAGCAATATTCTTCTTCCCTTGGTTTGCTGCTATGGCATGTTATTATAGTATTCTATGTAAGGATTGGAATTGGGGTAAGTATTTGGATGGTAAGTTTGCAGTCATAGCAACGGTTGTGCTTGCATTAGGTGGTGTTGTTGGTATGATTAAAGGTCCAGTGATGGAATATCTTAAGAGTGCTGACCCTACTATGATTATACCTGTTAGTATTGTTGCAGCAGTAGCAGCATTTATTATGGGTAGCAGTGGTAAGTATGCTGGTATGACTTCAGCATTAGTATTAATCTTTGGACCACAGTATATGGTATGGTTTCTAACTACTGAATACTCAGGTTATCTATTATCACCAGCACATAAGTGTTTGATGATTGGTCAACAGTATTTTGGCACACCTATCAGGAAATACTATAAAGTTGTAGGTGGATTGTGTGGTTGGTTAATAGCGTATGGTTTCCTAACTTTGGTTATATAAATACCTTTAACAAGTAATAAGTAAATTCATGTCAACTTTAAGTGTAGGAACTGCATCAGTTGCGACTTCACTTGTGGCAGCAACGAATACCTATCCAACGGTACAAGGGAGTTCGGGGCAAGTTTTGACCACAAATGGATCAGGTACGCTAACCTGGTCAGACCAGTCAGCAGCAGGTGGTGGTGTAGAAGGATTCACTAACTCAGGCACATCTTTAAATGGTGGTGTTGATATGGATCTAAAAACAATGATGATATATCATTATACTGCTAACTCTGGTGGCACATGGCAACCAAATTTCAGAGGAGATGGTAGTACTTCATTGAATTCATATCTATCTAACAATGAGACAGTAACGTGTGTTATGTTTGTACCATGTAATAACAGTGGACGTTACCCAAGTCAGCATAAGGTAGATGGTACTGTTATAACTCCTAAGTGGATTGGTGGATTTGGAGCACCAACTGGAGGTCATAGTGGTGGTATTGACATCTATACATATACAATATTAAAGACAGGTAGTGGTGCATTTTCAATATATGCTAACCAAAACTATTACACCTAAGAGGATATAGATTATGCCAGGTACAGTTAATGCCTCAGCAGGTAATGGTGCAGCAGATTGGACACCAGGTCGTGCTAATTATGATGGTTGGAATAACAATCAGACTAGAGCACCTTGGGAAAGGTCTCGTATCATCACGCATGGATATGTTGCTGGTGGATATAAGAATGCTAATCCTTGGTATAATGTTAATCGTACAGTCCATAGTAATGACACCTCAACAAACTTAGGTGACATAATGAACTATGCAGCATCATATTGTGATGGTGCTAATAGTGATAGATCATTCTATGTGTATGGTGGTGATAATAGTTTCTCTGGTAATACGTCAAGAGTTTGGAAGATGAACATGTCTAATGCTTCATCCCAAGGCATGACAAACTCAATGAATGTTAGTAGGAATGATATGTCATGTATGACAGACTATCATCATCAAGGTGCAAAGATATACATTACTGGAGGTGGTAATAGTACTACTGACCGTACAAATATGCAGAATGATACTAATAACACAGTATCAGGTAGTGGACAAGGTGGAGATTATAGTGCAGGAGCACAAGGTAGATTAAGAGGATGGAGTAAGACATCAGGCACAGCACAATATCTTACATGGTCATCAGAGACCTGGTCAACCTGGTCAGGGTCACCAGGTACAAATGGATGGGGTAAAGCATGTAGTAGTTACTTGAATTATATGTATTGGAAGAATGGAGGTAATTGTACTACAGATATTAGAAGAGTTAATGATTTCACTGGAGCAAATATGAACGCATTCAATGTGCAAAACTCTGGTGAAGAGAATTTTCAAATGGGTAACTATAAAGGTTATTGTCTAGGACACTATAATGGTTCTCAGAATAATAACTCTTATAAATGGAATTATCTAACAGACTCGTATGCTGACGGAGGTGGTAACATGCAACCTAAAGGACATGATGGTATGTCCAGTGCTGGCAACGCATCTGCCTACACATTTAATAATCTTAGTTACGGAATCACACCACCAGCGTATTAATTATGGATGAATCAATCGCAAAATATTTTATCGCAGACATTGACGACTTGCCAATGGCAGTCAGGTCTGATGGTAACGTTAAGTTTAATCATAGTACTATTAAGTACTCAGTCTTAGGTGTTACTCAGGATATATGGGACACACACTTAAAAGATGCTGGATATACTATAGTAACAGCAGATGAAGCAATCATAGGGTCACAACATTGGGGAAAGGTAGGGGCACAGATTAGTGACTATGTTAATCTTGGTGATGGTATGCAACTAAAGGAAAAGGTTGATATACTAGAACCTAATCGTGCTTATGGTGTTATCTTAATGAAAAAGGTAGCAACAGAACTTGTTAAGTTTGCTATTACAGTTAAGGGTGATTCTCATGCTACATATAATACTGCTCTATTGACATCCATTGATAATTGCACTACAATGGCAAGTATCAATACTATCTGGGAAGATTACCTAGGTGGACAGTTGCCAAAAGAGCAAGCACAATCTGAAGGAAAATATGACAGCGATGGATTCACAAGAACATACAATGCAGGAAGAGTTAAACCCGACTTTATTCCAGGACTTTGATGAGTTTGACCATTATTTAATTGATAGAGCAAACACACATCCATTTCCTCAAACGAGGTACCAGTGCAATCACTTTGTAACTGCTTCACATCCTACTGATTATCGTGCAATTAGGCAAACTTTAATTGAGTTAGCAACACGAAAGCATAGTAATAAGAAGATTGAAGTTAATATGAAGAAGGCATATATTGAGATAGCACGAAAGCAGAAAAAATTAGAAGAGATAACGGATCCATTTGATGCACAACTGTTGGAGGTTGAGATTGAAGACCTACAACTAGATATTGAACAGTATGAGAAGAAGATACTTCAATGTAATCTTGAAACTAGATACTATCTTGACTCAGTTAGAGAGAAGTGTACAACACCAGAAGATACTGATAAGTATTTTGCTGATGATGATGAGGAAGAAAGAAAGTATTGGATAGCACGCATGGCAAAACAATCTGCTACTGATATGATAGGATATGGTACAATATCTGCTGGTCAGATTGATAGTTTATTGATGATGCCTAAAGAAGACCAAGAAGCATCATTGAATCTTTCAATGAGATATGCTGGTGCTATTAATAAAGGTATCAAT